TCACGAGCAATCTTTTAAACTTTTTGAAACCTTGCTATCGTCGGGTGTCTGCCGAGAGCAAGCCCGTGGTGTTCTGCCGCAGAACATGTATACGACCTATTACGGCACAGTCTCATTGTCTAATCTGTTGAAGTTCATTGACCTCCGTACACATGAAGGGGCACAATGGGAAATTCAGAAAGTAGCAGAGGCTTGCTTGGAAATTGCAGAAGGGCTATGGCCTGCTGCGGTTGGGGCTTACCGAAGAGCAAAGAATGAAAAAGACTCTGTTTCTTAGAACGGAGTCTGGTGTGGTGGTAGTTCCCAGACTTGAGAATTCTTCTTGGCTGGGACGCTGGGCACACGATAGATGGCTCAAGTCGTACTTTAAGACGACAGTTCAGAAGGCAGCACCAAAGCCTTGGAGAATATTGAGCGAGATGTTTGAAGCTAAATTGTTGATAGAAGAGAAAGGCGTATTCCGAGAGGAGAACAAAGAATGAGCCCATACAAAAAAGGCGACCGTTTCAAAGTTTTGAAAAAGGGTCAAGATACGAGCGGCGCGAAGGTTCCAAAAGGCTCTATCATCATAATGTATGACATGACGCTTAGTTGCAACCCTCCACCGAGTAACAATTTTTACCTTAATGTAAAAGGCGTGACAACAGAGGGCCAGATTATTGATTGGCCCTTGGACCATACATGGCTAAAGAAAGTAAAGGCTGAGTAGTGAAACAAGCGATAAAAAACAAGATCCTAGCTTACACAGTAGCCGGGGTAATAAAACAAGCGATAATTAATACTTGCATTCTGATCGCAATCGGGTTATATTTTTATAATTGTTAACAGGGGGTATTTTGGGACGATTACATGACGCAAACATTGAAAAGCTTCAAATGCAGGAGTATTTTCACACGTGGAATCCAGAAGTAGATTACCGAGAGAATCCACATCTATATAACATTGGCAGAGGGCAACAAGGTGTTCTTATCTGCGAGCCATACAAATCGGAGATTTGTGCCCATTGGCGCTTCAAGACCCCTGAGGAAGCCGAAGTATCATCACAGAAAATTTATTCTATGTTTCTTAATTTTCTGGCAGAGGGCGACTTTGTAGGGGCAGACATGGCCAAGAAGTTCCTTCACATGGGCTTTACCCGCGCCCGTCGCTATGCTAACCATCGAGACGGCAAGAAGTATGCGGCAGACGGCACAGTTTTGCCACAAGAGCCTGACGCAATGACTTGCGACAAGGCAGAGTCGGCTATCATTTTCCGAGAGATGTGGAAGTTGGCGAGAGAGGATAAGGCATATCTTCAAATGAAAGATAATTTCAGGAGAGCGAAGAATGAAAGTCGGTGACAAGGTTCAGTATACTGATTATGGTATAGAGGGAGCAAAGGGCGTGATTGTCAAAAAGGCTTTCTATGTTCGTTATGAACTGCCCACTGGTAGGGTCATAGAGAACTTCGCCCTTCCAGAGAACCTAAAGCCTTTGGATAAGGAAGGCAAATATATTGATAATAGGAAGGACAAATGAGAAACAAAATGTTGAAAGCAGCCATTAAGGGACTGGAAGCAAAGGAAGCAAAGGCACAAGCAACAATTGAACTTTATCTTTATAAGGCAGTTGCGATTGCCGACCACAGTGAAGTTATTGACGAGATTGCCAAGTGGGCGAACTACGGGGCAGAAGCCCGCGACGCTAAAGAGTATTTGCGGTCTAATTGGGGCGATCAGTGAAGCTAGTTGAGGACTACATAAACTCTGTTCTTCGTGAAAGGCGTTCTGAGTTTGGCGGAAAGGCTGTCTGCCCTTTTGCCGGTCCTGAACTGGATTCTCAAAAGTTGATGATAGCCGAGGTCGGAGAAAAAGGTCTATCACAATTAATCGAAGATTTTGAAGAATCAAATTTCGAAAGTGCAGTGTTTATTATCAAAGAGGATATACCTGCTGATCAGACAAAGCAATTTCAAGTCTTTGTAAACAAATTGTTAAAATTCAAGGGTCTCAAACAATATAAAAACATATGTTTTAACCCGAACGACGATGTGGCAGTCGAGGGATATAACCCACGATCACTTAGTCCGTATTTCATGGTTAACGTGGCCCATCGAAAAGTGTTAAATCGAGCTAGTAAAACACTTCAAAAAACTAATTACTATGATAACCTCCCAGACGAATATTTGTCTTTTTTAAAAATAGACAGGAGAAAGAAAAATGCGAACTGAAGAAACGGTCTTTAAGATGTACATCAAGGACACATGCCCTTATTGTATTAAAGCGCGAGACTATGTAACGAACGAACTAGGTGCTAGTCTACACACAATTGAGGTGTCGAAGGATGACAACTTGCGCCAGATGATTATTGAAGATACTGGTCAAACAACAGTCCCAGTGGTATTTTTGGGAAACAAGTTTATCGGAGGTTGTGACGACTTGATGAAGTTTGGCTCGACCAGCGAGGGCAGGATCGAAGTTCTCCACAGAGAGGTCGATATCTTACGCAGTCAATATGATAAGATCCGCCTTCAGATCCAAAAGTTGGTTAAATCATCATGATTAAGCGATTTATCCCAACCCCTTATACGGTGGCGCTTTTAGGTGGTGCAACAATTAGCCTTATTCCATCGCTAGCGGTCACAAAGCTAGCACAGGCATTTCCAAGCCTTAAGCCACAAGAGCTTGGAATTGTTTCTGAGTTTTTTGCCAATGGTATCGGCCCATTGCAAGCGATCTTATTTATGTTTATCATCTTCGTTATCCCTCCAATTGAAGAGTTGATTTTCCGTGAGTGGGGCTGGGGATTGGTATCTAAATATCTGTCCCCTGAGAGAACATGGGTCTTTACATCGATTTTATTTGCGCTGGTTCACCTTGAGCCGCTTCATGTTCTTGGTTTACTGCCTCTGAGCTTGTTCTTGGGATGGCTTCGGCTAGAAACAGGCGATATTAGATCGTCAATCGTTGCTCATTGTGCTAATAATGCTGTGGCTTGTCTGTTAATGGTAATTTAATGCCTAATTTAGAGCGTCATGTTTATGACAAAGATATAATTGTCATAGGCGGCACACTAGAGGCATTTTTATACGCATACAACAATGAACTACCAGTCATTTACATTGAAAAGCGAGTTCCATTCAGGTTCGATAAGCTAAAACATGAAAATTTAAGGGTTTTAGGCGTAAATCCAGACCAAAATCACAGAAAAAGCGAGTTGTGGGCCAGATTGCACTTTTTTCTAGGCCTTTCTGGTCTACTACCGATGGCAGATAACGCCGCAAGTGCAAGGGTGGAGGATAACCAGCTATCGGTTATCACAAAACATTCTAGAAATGTAAAATTTAACTTTAATAAATTGGTGATCTTCGACGATGAAAAAGTATCAGGCCTACCTCGAATCAAAAAGGAAACGAAAGGCAAAAATAGAGTTCTTGATTGGGTCAACGTTCGTAGTGGATGTAGCCATAGTGTATTACATCTCCACTCTGATGAAGACTTTGTAAAAGAGATTATCTTTTATCCAACAGACCGCTCAGATAATCGAAATCTAAAAGATTTGGTTGCCATATCTTATCTTACAGACGAAGAGGTCAATGATTTCAACTTTTCTGACACGATGGTCAAATTTAAAGTCACGGAAATGATGAAAGAGGCTGGCATTAGGGGAGCACGCAACGGTCGGGACGTCAACAACCCAGAAAGATATAAATACTATTCTGTAAAAGTAGAACCAGCCCAGAGAGTCATTGAGAGTGATGCAAAGAGATATTATCAGCCTGACGATAGATTTGAGTTCAATCACGATACCACAGATCAACTTGTGCAGCAATTAAGTTTGCCCAAAGGCTATTTATCTAAGATAAGCGAGGCATTTTGACTAAACACATGATTGGCATCGTTCCACTTGTTACGGAGCCCATGGATTTTAGGATGGACTGGCATGATAGCTTGATGCCGATTGCTCCAAACTATTATGCCGTGGAGCGCGCTGTTTTGGAATGTGCATATGCGGGCTGTAAGACAATTTGGATTGTCGCTAACGACGACACTACTCCACTTATCAGGCACCGCTTAGGCGACTACATCCAAGACCCAGTTTGGCTAAAACGAAAGGTAAGATTCCCGTCTAATAAGAGAACTTTGCTCCCAATCTTTTATGTTCCATGTCCGCTTGAACACAAGAACAAAGAATACTGTATATCGTGGTCAATCATGAGGGGAGCTTCGGTGGCCAAGTCAATTGGCGCTGGTATAAGTAAGTGGTTGGAGCCATCTTTGTTTTATGTGGCATTTCCGCATGCAGTTTACCCACCTAGTTCGCTGAGACCGCATCGTGTCGAGATAATTAAAAAAGAAAACTTCTTTCTCACGCATAACAACAAATCTGTGGCTACTGGCGACTTTCTAGGCTTTACATTCAACTCTGAACAATTTGATTCGATCAAAGAAAAGTTCCAGAAGATTGAAAACAGTTTATTGTTCGGGCAAGAACTGGACAATGAAAAAGAATACTTCAGGGATAACTTTTCCCTTGACAAAGTGTTCAAGTGTGTTATAATAGATAGTGAGGGGCAAGAGATCCCTTGGTATCACAAAATAGACAACTGGGATTCGTATTGTGAGTTTCTTGCATCTGAGGAGAAAAACGAAATGCGACATCCCGGCAAACTAATTATCTCGTATAGAGAACTTAACCCAATAGGAGTAGATAATGGCGACAATGACTAAAATGCAGCTTTTTGAAAAGTTGGAGCAAGCCAAGACACGACAGCAAAAACTTGAGATGGCGCTGGGCCGTGTTCGTTCTGACATCATGAATCTTACGTTTCCACACGAACATCGTGAGACAATTGATAATGTCATGAAAATTGTTGACAACGCAATCAAAAACGCTTAGAATATAAACAGGGGGTAAATATGAGCAAGATTCCATTTGTCGGTCTGCACGCGCACAGCGTTGCAGGCTCTATTTTCGATGGCCTTGGTTATCCGCAGGAGCACATGAACTTTGCCTATGATAATGGCATGGATGCATTGGCACTTACGGACCATGGCAATATGAACGGTTTGGCTTGGCAAGTTCTGCATGCCAAGAAAATGCAAGCCGAAGGGAAGGAGTTTAAGCCTATTTTTGGCTGTGAAGCTTATTTTATCCCGTCAGTTGCCGAATGGCGAAAAGAATATGATAAAATTATGCAGGACAAGAAGGCAGCTCGCGCCGCGAAGAAAGAAGAAACTTCTGGTGCGACTGTTGAAGACGAGGCTGCTTCTAAGAAAGCGGCCCGGAATATTCTTAATCGCCGTCGGCATCTTGTTCTTTTGGTTCAGAATCAAAAGGGCTTGAATAACCTGTTTAAATTGATCTCGGAGTCATATCAGTCCGAGAACTTCTATCGATACCCTCGTATCGACTTTGACTTGTTGGAGAAGTACAACGAGGGTATCATTGCGTCCTCTGCGTGCCTTGGAGGCGTTTACGCTGGCTGCTACTGGGAGAACCGGGAGCAAGGTAGCGAAGCTGTTCTAGAGGCCATGAGGAGCGTCACAGCGCGGATGCAATCTATCTTTGGCGACCGTTGGTACGGCGAGCTACAGTGGAATAACATTCCTGAGCAGCATGAGCTTAACAAATATATCATTCAAATTGCAGAAGAGTTTAATCTCAAGCTTATTTCAACGGCTGACTCACACTATCCGAATCCTACTGCTTGGAAAGATCGTGAACTCTACAAGCGTCTTGGCTGGCTTGGCAAAGGTCGCCCGCAGTGGGCAGAAGACAGTGAGCTTCCTGTGGACGTAGACGAGATTGGATACGAATTGTATCCTAAGAATGGCAACCAGATGTGGGAGTCCTATAAGAAGTATTCGGAGCAGTGTGGCGTCGAGTATGATGATCGACTGGTGTACGACTCTCTGGTCACAACATATCAGATCGCTCATGAGCGAATCGATAAATTTATGCCAGATAACACTGTTCGTCTGCCTGACTTTGTGATTCCGGTTGGCGAGACAGCAGATTCTGCCCTTCGTAAGTTTTGTTTTGAAGGGCTGCGAGCCAAGAACCTGCATGAGGACTCAGAGTATACTGAGCGTCTAGAGATGGAGCTTTCTGTTATCGCAGATCGTGGTTTCTCTAAGTATTTCTTGACCATGAATGAAATTACAACCATCACTAATGAAGTTATGCTTTCTGGTCCCGGTCGTGGTTCTGCTGCTGGCTCACTAGTCGCTTATGCGCTGGACATTACACAAGTCGATCCTCTCAAGTATGGACTTCAGTTTGCACGTTTCCTTCGTGCTGATGCGACTGACTATCCAGATATTGACTACGATGTAGCCGAGCCAATGGAACTGAAAGAACTTCTAGTAGAGAAGTGGGGCAATGATGTTGTAGCCCCGATCTCTAACTGGAACACCCTCCAGTTGAAATCGCTAATTAAAGATATTTCTAAACTTTACGATATTCCTTTCCAAGAGGTTAACGCCGTCACTGGAAAGATGATGTACGAGGCCACAACCGCTGCTAAGAAGAAGCACGGCATTAAGGCCGGTGTCTACACACCAACTTTCGAAGAAGTTAAAGAGTTCTCAACGACTCTACAGTCTTTCCTTCGTAAGTATCCGCAAGTTGCAACACACGTTGATACGCTCTATGGACAAGTGCGCTCTTGTTCGCGTCATGCTGGTGGAGTTGTGATTGCAGAGAATTTGGACTATCACATGCCGCTAATTTCTTCCAAGGATGTCCGACAGACACCTTGGTCGGAAGGGCAGAATGTTCGCCATCTAGAGCCTATGGGCTTTATCAAGTTTGACCTTCTGGGACTCTCCACTCTCCGTATGATCGAGGGCGCGATTCGTCACGTTCTGCATCGGTATGAGGGTGTCGCAGAACCATCATTCAAGGATGTTATGGATTACTATAATAAGAATCTTCATCCTGATGTCATCAACTTTGATGACCAGAAGGTCTACGAATCGGTGTTCCAAAAGGGCAAGTGGGCTGGAGTCTTTCAGTTCACAGAGTCTGGAGCACAAAACCTGTGTAAGCAAGTTAAGCCGAAGAATCTAATTGATATCTCAGCTATTACTTCTATCTTCCGTCCCGGTCCTCTGTCAGCGAATGTTGATAAGGACTTTGTGAAGACTCGCAGCAATCCCGGTATGGTCAAGTATATCAATGATATGCACCGCGAAGTAACTGAGGAGACAAACGGCTTCCTTATCTTCCAAGAGCAAATTGCTATGTTGGCCCACAAGCTGGGTAAGGACTTATCTCTTGATGAAGGTAACATGCTCCGCAAGGTTCTAACAAAGAAGGGCACAGGTAAAGCCGCCAAGGTCAAGATGGCACTGCATGGTAAATTTATTGCAGGCTGTATTGAGAAGGGCATGAGAGAAGCCGAAGCAGAACGACTTTGGCAGACCTTCGAATACTTCTCAGGTTACGGCTTCAACAAGTCACACGCTGTGTCGTATTCTATGATCTCGTTCCAGTGTGCATGGCTCCTGACTTACTACCCAGAGTGCTGGATGGCAGCGTTCTTGGATAAAGAGCCTGAGACGCGCAAAGAGAAGGCAATCGCAATTGCCAAGCAGTTTGGTTTCGAGATTGAGCCACTGAATATCAACACTTCTGGACGTGTCTGGGAAATTAGTGAAGACGGCAAGCGTTTGATTCAGCCGCTTACTTCTATCAAGGGACTGGGTGATTCAGCGATTGATCAAGTGTTTATTGGTCGTCCGTTCCAGTCGATTGAAGATTTTATCTTCAATGAAGAGATGCGATATTCAAAACTCAATAAAAAGTCTCTTGATGTCCTTGTTCGTTCTGGCGCTCTCAATCCGTTGATGGACAATCGCTTTACTGGCTTGAAGCACTTCTGGTCAGCAGTTGCAGTAGACCGGCCACGGAAAGTTAAGAACCTTGAAGAGAATATCGAATTGTATGCTCCAGAGGGTGACTTTACTGAAGAAGAGAAGATTCAATCACTGGTTGATCTGACCGGGCAGTTCCCAATTAATAAAGTTATCAATGACGATATTATGAACAAGCTCGATGCCATGGCAATCCCGCCTATCTCCGAGTACGATCCAGACCTACAGGTCGTTTGGTTGATTCCGCGCAAGATCGTGCCCAAGAAGACTAAGAATGGCAAAGACTATTTAATTGTCGAGGCAACCGATTCTAACTCTAGCAACATTCGGATTCGATGCTGGGGTGTCGATTTGAACGGTGGCGATAATATTCAGGTAAATAAACCTTACATGATTCGTCCGCAATATAGTGCAGAATGGGGATTTTCTACCCGTGGTCGAGCATTTAAAACGTGGAAAGCACTTGCATAGTGCCTCAAGTTATGTTATAATATATTTATAAAAAGGAGGCACTATGAATTTAGGCTATGCATGTATGAATATGACACTCTCCAACCTGCCGAAGTCCAAGCGGATTACGACGAACCGGGGAATGATCCAACGAACATTTAGAGCGAAGGGGCTACCCTACGCATCAGAGCTAGGATTGCAGAACTGCAAAGACTTGTACAAGATTCTACAATGGAATCTCGATCATGGGTTTGCATTTTTCCGATTGACATCTAATTTGTTTCCATGGTCATCCGAGTATCGCCTAGAGGAGTTGCCTGATTATCAAGAGATCAAGGCTACGCTCAAGAAGTGCGGTGACTTTGCAAAACAGCACGGTATGCGTATCACAACACATCCCGGCCCGTTCAATGTTCTGGGTTCACCAAAGCAGAGCGTTGTGGAGAAGACCATCAAGGAATTGAATGACCACTCAGAGATCTTTGACTTGATGGGCTTGCCAGCAACACCGTGGGCTAAGATCAACATTCACGTTGGCGGCACATACGGTGGAGACTTCGAGGGCACAGCAAAGCGTTGGTGTAAGAACTTCTATCGCCTCAACGAGAACACGCAGAAGCGTTTGACCGTGGAGAATGATGATAAGGCATCAATGTGGTCCACAAAGCATTTGTTTGATCATATTCACTCTCGCATCGGTATCCCTATTGTATTCGACTACCACCACCATCGTTTCTGCACAGGTGGGCAGACAGAGCGCGAAGCATTGGAATTGGCCATGAGCACTTGGCCACAAGATGTTACCCCTGTTGTTCATTACTCCCAGTCACGGGCTGAGGAGCACAACAGCACCAAAATTAAACCACAGGCACACTCCGATTCATACTGGTCAGCGCCTGATACTTACGGTCACACCCTGCACATTATGTGTGAGTGCAAGCACAAAGAGCAAGGAGTATTTGCTCTTCGTGAACTTATGAATCGAGCAGCAGCATAAATTTTGTTTTTGTGCTTGACAAATTTGCCCTGATGGGATATAATATAAACATAACTTGGAGGTTAGAATGTTCGGTAATGAAACCGCTATTGTAGAACAAGTCCGTGATGAAAAGACGGAGAAAATGATTGAGTACATCAAGAGCCTTAAGGCAATTGAGGATGCTATTGAACCTTATGCCGAGCAGAAGCGTGAACTTCGCAAGGACTTTAAGGAGCAAGGCTGGCTCACAAAGGAAGAGATTTCGATGACTGTTAAGGCTTATCGAATGATGAAGAAGGATATGGACATCGACCAATTTGTCAACGTCTTTAACTCCCTTTCAGATGCAGCGCGGGGTGGCTCATGATGCTAGAATACTTTGCGCTACCGCACTGCAACCATAAGCCAGTTCGGGCCAACCCTTCGGATGCTGGCTTGGATCTTAAGTACAACCCAACTGATATTCTTCATTCAGTCGGGATTGAGCCGGGACAAAGTGTTATTTTGCCCACTGGCTTGAAGTTTGGTATTCCACATGGCTACATGATGCAAATTATGAACCGCAGTGGAAACGCTGCAAAGAAGCAACTTGTTGTTGGAGCTTGTGTTGTAGACTCAGGGTATGATGGAGAAGTCTTTGTCAACCTGCACAACATCGGAACTACGCGGCAAGTTGTCCGAGCAGGAGATAAGATTGCACAAGGTGTGGTAGTCCCTGTTGTACCCGTAAGATTTGTGGAGACTTCTAATGACAACATCTATGACTGGTGGCCTATTACTATTAGTGCTCGCGGTGATGGTGCTCTTGGATCTACTGGAGATTGATAATGAATAGAAAGCAACGACGAGCGATGGCTAAGAACAAGGGCGCTCAAGAAGTGGAAGAACAAGTAGCTTTGTTTAATAAATTGCCGACTGAGTGTCTAACTTGTGATAAACCTTATGACAAGACAGATAAAGAGATGGCCATGACTTGGAGTGTTGTGGTTCACGGCGAAGAAGAGGTAGTTCGACTGTATTGCCCAGAATGTTGGGGTAAAGCTAAGAAGATCACTGAAGAATTTGCAAAGCATCTTGAAGAAAAGTATGGAGCTTACGAAGAATGAAAAACTCACTGAGTTTCGACGATGTGCTTTTGGTGCCTAAGTATTCAGAAGTTATGACTCGGAAAGACATCGTAATTAAGCAAAACCTAAAGAATGTTGGCGATTTCAGTCTGCCAATTATTTCTAGCCCCATGGATACCGTTACAGGCATCAACATGGCCCAAGCGATGAGTTTTGCCGGTGGAGTTGGAATTATTCACAGATATAATTCTATCGAAGATCAAGTTCGGGCCGTCATGGAAGTTATTAGTCGTGGTGAATTTGTCGGAGCAGCGATTGGCGTAGGCGAGGACTGTTTAGAGCGCGCCACCGCTCTGGTCAGAATGGGAGTTAGTTTTCTTTGCATTGATGTAGCTCACGGGCACCATCTAAAAGTAAAGACTGCTCTACAATCCCTACGCTCATCTCTCGGTAAAGATGTTCATATCATGGCTGGCAATGTCGCGACACTAGAAGCATTTAACGATCTTGCAGATTGGGGAGCCGATTCTATCCGCGTTGGTATTGGAGGAGGGTCTATTTGCTCCACTCGAATCCAGACAGGACATGGTATGCCGACTCTACAGTCGATTATGGACTGTGCCAGTTCAGATAGGGACGCAGTTCTTGTCGCAGATGGCGGCATCCGAACTAGTGGAGACATTGTAAAGGCACTAGCCGCAGGCGCAGACTTTGTAATGCTGGGATCGCTCTTGGCAGGGACAGATGAAACTCCCGGTCGAGTAATTAATACAACGAACGGACGCGAAAAGATTTACCGAGGTATGGCAAGTAAAGAAGCACAGCGAAACTGGCGTAACAGAGTTTCATCAATCGAAGGCGTGTCACATACCGTGCCACTAAAGGGGCCAGTGTCAGATGTTTTGTCAGAGTTGCGAACAGGTATTAAAAGCGGTATCTCTTATTCTGGTGCTAGCTGTGTTGAATCACTTCAGTCTCGGGCAACCTTTATTCAACAAACGCAATCGGGACAAGTAGAGAGTTCAACTCATATTAGGAGAATCTGATGAATCGACCAAGTTTAAATGATATTTTGCATGAAATCCGCAATTGGAAGATGGAAGTGAATAGCTGGCGAAATGATGGCTGGACTAGAGCCCATTATATGATCATGCTCAACAAAATTAAAGAAGAACTAGATAGTATGGACCCTTTTGAGATTCCTCCAAGTCTTGTACCAGAGCAAGTAGAAAAACTATAATATGAAAGATCCAGAATACGGCACAATGAAAAAGAAAGTTATCTTTTATGATTCTGATAAAAGATATGCCGACTTAAAAATTAGATTGGCCCACGATGGACTAACACAAGCAAAGTTTTTCCGTGGTATTCTAACTGGATATTTATCACAAGACCCAGACATGCTTAATTTCATTGATAAGCTAAAATCTAGCAAGTCTAAGAAGGCTGCGGACAAAAAAAGGAATAAAGAATCTAGGGAACTAATTACAGTTGGAAAAGAAACAGTTGAAAAGCTGTTACTAGATGAAGATGATATCGAAAACATTTTTGATATCTTGGAAAGCGAAGATTCAATCTTTTAATGTGCTTTTCTTTTTAAGGAATACTATTTATTATAGCAACTCGCTATAGGAGATTTTTAGATGAGTAAGAAACCACTTTTAAATGAGTCCACCGTGCGTCAATTCATGAAATTCGCAAACCTTGGTGGGTTGGCTGATAAATTTGTTAACGAAGCATACATGCAAGAAGACGACATGGAAGAAGGTCGCCACAAAGAAGGCCGTATGCGCGAGGAAGAAATGGAAGAAGGTCGCCACGACAAGATGGGCGAAGGCCGCCATGAGGACATGGAAGAGGGCATGATGGGTAAAATCGCCGGAGGCGCACTAGGTGCCATGGCAGGCGGTGGAATCCCCGGAGCCATGATGGGCAGCAAGCTTGGTAGTGCCGCACAGGATAAGCTAGGCCTCGAAGAGGACGAGATGGAAGAGGGCCACGAAGAAGGTCATATGGGTGAGGACGCCCACATGGGAGAGGCTGCTCATGAAATGGAAGAAGGTGCTCACGACCCTGACGCAGAGATTGAAGAAGCTGCTCACGAAGACAATGAAGACGCGGATCCTGTCACTGACATGGACGCCGAACTTACTGATCGCTTAGAGCAAGCTGCACAAAAGGCCGCTCAAGCACTTCTAGACGCTCTCGGAGTCGAGGGTGAGGTTTCTCTGGATGGTGCCGATGCCGACATGGGTGACATGGGTGACATGGACGATATGGGTGACATGGGCGATATGGACAAGCCTATGGACGCCATGGACGACGACGAGGGCGAAGTTCTCGATGAGGTCGATCTTCTTGATGAAGAGGAAATTGTTAACGAGACAATGACCCGCGTCATGAAGAGGCTCCAAGCCATGAATGAAAGCAAGAAGGCCGAGAGCAAGAGAAACGAAATTGTTGACTCTGTGGCTGACGCAATTATCGCTCGCCTCCGCGCAAAGAAGTGATAAACTAAATTAAACGCAAATAAGCCACGGACAATCAGCGCCGTGGCTTATTTTTTATGTGGGTGTAATATGGAAATACATTATGGTTCGATGTTGATGGGTTTCGTGATCGGGGCTACAGTATATCGAATAGTATCTTCCATAATAGACTTAGGTCAGATCGGGTTATACATCCGAGAAGCCGAGAAGCACGCCTTGGTTATGCTGGCCACTTCAGCAGAATCAATTGCATATATCCAGACAATTAAATATAACACAATGAAAGACTTGGGTATGACTGAAAACCTAATCAAGACAACCAAGAACGTGGACGATTTTAATTTTGATAAGTGGAAGAACGCAGCGATTAGCAGCTTGTTGGCTGCATATCCAGAACGGTTCCGTGGTTTTCCTCGCTATGTGGATTGGGCTACGGGAATGGATGTTCTAAATAAGATATACAAGAAAGGACACATGGAGAAATGATGCCTAAGAAACTAGAAGACGAAAAGCCAAAAGAGGCCAGTAGCGAAGAACAAGACGCATTATCAAAGATCATGTTTATGCCTCAGGCAGCACAAGAGCAAGAATTGCGTACTATGACAGTTATGGGTGATATTGACGAAGAAATTAGTAAAGACGTCGTTTCTGCTCTTTGGTATCTTAAGAGTAATGCCTCAGTGCTTGAGCCAGCGGAACCAGATAACCCGGAGTGCGAAGAATTAAAAGAAGTCATTCGACCGATTGAGATTGTTATTTCGACCAATGGTGGTAACGCAGATGACATGTTCGCCATGTATGATGCGATCCGGTGGGTTAGGCAAGATGTTGATGTTGAAACCTTCGGTCTAGGCAAGGTTATGTCAGCCGGAACGTTACTCCTTGCTGCTGGCACAAAAGGTAAGCGTAAGATTGGAAAGCATTGCCGAGTCATGATTCACTCCGTTATTGGAGGTTCAGTGGGGCCTATGCACCAGTTGGACAATGAAATGAAAGAAGTTAAAGCAATTCAAGAATCCTATATTAAGGCTATCTGCGAAGAGACTAATTTAACTGAGCGTAAATTGCGAACCCTTCTAAAGAAGAAGATTAATATTTATCTCACAGCAGAAGAAGCTGTTGAGTACGGATTCGCAGACATTATTGTATAGGAGATAAAATGTCTTATAATAAACAAACCTCAGAGAAGTACGGCTGGGATCCATCTTGGTTTGACGCAGATGATTTTGGTCCTGAGTTACAAGAGAAAGTTAAACTGTTTCAAAAGTCAATGGGTATTGGGGCCGATGGCCTTGTAGGTCCGGCTACTTTTCGTCGCATCTTCGCACATCGTGAGGCGACCATTGACGACTATGAGCCTAATGGAGAACACATTGTATACAACGGCAATTATTTTCCAATTAAGTGGGACAAGGTTATTACTTGGGGCGAGCCCGGTGGCTTAAAGCTCAATAGTAATACATATTCTAGCTATAGCGGCAAGCCACCGAGAGATATTACAATGTTTGTAAATCATTGGGATGTCTGCCTTAGTTCAAAGTCTTGTGTATCAGTCCTTAATAAGCGAAAGGTTAGTGTGCATTTTTGTATTGATAACGACGGCACAATTTATCAATTAGCCGACTTACAGCATGCTTGTTGGCACGCGAGTGATCGTACTGTCAACCATAAGAGTATTGGAGTCGAAATTAGTAACGCATACTATACAAAGTATCAAGACTGGTATACAAAGCGTTTTGGGCCGCGTCCAGTTGTTACTGATGCTGTTGTCCATGGACGGACTCTAGACCCACATCTAGGCTTCTATCCGGTCCAAATCGAGGCCCTAAAGGCCTTGTGGGAGGCCGTATCGAATGCGTGTGGTATTCCTCTTGAGGCTCCGCTAAAGAATGGTGAGCTAGATACAGGTGAAAACCGTGATGTAAGCAGTGGAAAGTTTGAAGGTTTTGTCAATCATTACAATGTTACAAACAGAAAGATTGATTGTGCAGGATTAGACCTTGTAAAATTGTTAAATGAAGTAAAAGCAGACTAATTATACAATAAAGGAGTCTCACATCATGAGCGTAAATTGGGATCTATTAATTGAAAATCATTTTGACAACGGCAAAAGTGACGCACTAAAGGTGCTTTCCGAGGTTGTCCGTGAGGTTATGAGCGAGTCGCAAGACCTCAGAACCCCAATCAACGAGAGGATGCAGCAGTCAATCTCGATTAATCACTCTGGTATTCCAGAGATCCCACTTACAGAACTTGGATGGAACAAGCTTGAGACTGACGAGGGCACAGAGGTAACCGGAGAGCAGCGAGCACTCCTAGAGAATTACTTGAATAATATCGCTCCCGGTGGTGACCTCGCTGCTAAAATTAAGGCTCTAGACTCTTTTTACGAGAGTGGCTTTAATCAGATAGAGTCAGAGAAGACCACAGAGATGATTAGTAAGACACTATCGTTCTTGGTTTTCTATAAAACACTAACACGAATCATCACAAACTTTAATGCTGCTTCAGCAGGTTTCACTTTTGAAGCTTTCTTGGCCACTTTGCTTGGTGGTTCACAAATTAAAGCTAACACTGGTACAATTGCAGACTTTAAGACTGGTGACAACATTCCTATCAGTCTTAAGCTATACGCTGAGAAAACTGTTGCTGTTGGTGGTAGTTTTACCGACTTGGTTCGTGACTTGGTAGATCCTAAGTTCTCCCACCCTGACGGTGCAGGCATGCGATATGTTGTTTGTACAAAGTCCCTTGCAGGTCAGCCCGGTCAGCAAGAAGGTGGTATTAAGTTCTTCGAGTTTGACTTTACACTAGATAATGTTGCTAACATTATCGCAGGTGCAAACCGCGCCCACACTGCTGCTAATATTATTCTGCCTTTGATTGAGGATGATAACGGCGAGCTACAATTAATTACCAATGTCGAAGACCTTGAGGAGCCTGTTTCATTCACTAGTGATCAAATTGATCAAGCGATGCGAAAGATTCTAAGCACATCAGAGGCATGGCAAGACTCGGGTCTAAAAGACTTCCAGATTAAGAATATTGTTGACAGCCCACTTATCGGCTATCAAACTGAAGGTTCACTCGGCGTCACTGGTGCTGGAGCTATCAACCGAACGTCTAGAGCGAACAAGGAAATGATTACGCCACTAATCACGGACCCTGAGACTGGAAGAGTTTCAAATGCAGAGATTGCTTCGGCACTAAAGGCAATTAATGATGCGTATCTTTCAATTGTAGGCCAGCAAGCTGAGATTAACGCCCGTAAGGGAACAGGTATCGCTGATCTAGAGGATCGAGGCATCTTCCCTGCTGTGCCATCTGGCAAAAAGAAGGACAAAGCAGCCATTGCAAATGTTAAAGCACTTGCTGCGCGATCAAGAGACTGGTACAACTCGCAAGATGAAGAAACAAAGCGACGAGCACTCAAGTATACCCGTGGTTATCTCAAGACCCAACAGTTTGAGCTTAACCGGGAAGAGTCCACTTCAGACGGCTTGGTGAATGTTCGCTATCTAGGCGAGATCAATATTGGTTCTAGTCACATCGAGAACGTTCTAAAGAATTGTCAGAGTGTTCTGGACGAGAATATTTACTCTATTTTCAGTTCTTTGAAGAGCCTGACAGATAATTTAAATGAATATTTTGCAAATGGTCTGGCAGACGATAACAAGGCTTCAACCGCCATTAAAGCGGCAGACAACATCGAGACGAGAACGAAAGAAATCTCTGATGTAAAATAAAAACTTGACAACCACTAGCCATGTGGTTATAATATAATATAGAAACGGAGAGGTGCGTATTGCATAGAGAATACGATGATGGTCCTTCTTTGCATAAGAAGATCATCGAAGGTGTTGATGTGCTGGCTGACAATGTGGCCAGTACCCTTGGTCCAAAGGGCCGAAATGTACTTTTGAGAGAGAAGGGCAAGCCACCTTTCATTACAAAGGATGGTGTTACTGTTTCAAGGTTTGTAAAGCTTGAAGATCCGTTTATGGATGCAGCCGCCCAAGTAATTAAGGAGGCGTCAGAGCGTACAAATACAAACGCAGGCGATGGCACCACCACAGCGACCGTTCTTTCTAGGGCAATCCTAAAGAACGCGCACAAGCACTTGATTAATGATTATTCAAGTGTGGTAGAGATTAAGCGTGGTATTGACAAGGCTACCGAGGAGATTTGTTCTCGTTTGGACGAGCTAGCGACTCCAGTGCAGTCTAAGGACGATATTGAGCATATTGCAATTATTTCTGCAAACAACGATGCTGCAATTGGGACATTGATCTCTAACGCGGTTGAGGCTGTTGGTAAAGACGGGTCGATCACGATCCAAGAAGCAGGTTCGCTGGAAACTTCCCTTGAATTGAAGGAGGGTTTTAGCTTCCCCGGTGGTTACGCAGCAGGTGCCTTTGTCAATGATGGTCGTCGTGGTGCTGTTGTGTACGAAGATTCACTAATCCTAGTGGTGGATTCAAAGCTGGACAAAGTAGAGGATATTCTACCAGTTTTGGAACAAGTTGCTCGCGAAGGCAAGCCACTTGTAATTGTTGCAAACGAGATCGAGGGGCAGGCTCTCGCCGCTCTAATCATGAATACAGCTAGAGGCACTATGAAGGTTGCGGCTGTTAAGATTGAGCGATACGGCTCTGAGCGCAGAAACATTATGTCAGATTTGTGTTTGGCAACAGGCGCAACTCATGTTACTAAGAATGCTGGCCTGAAGCTTCAAGATGTTCAGCTAGAGCATCTCGGAACGTGTTCTAGAATCGAGATTACAAAGCATGTTACGACTGTTGTAGATGGTGCTCGAAACCATGAAGAGGTAGAAGAGCGTTTAGAAAAGCTTAGGGCAGAGTTTGAACAAGCCAAGACATTCCCAGAGTGTGAAAGAATCCAAGAAAGGATCACTCGTTTAGCAGCCGGTGTAGCAATTATTAATGTTGGTGCTCCGACGCCAGTCGAGATGATTGAGAAGAAGCATAGGGTTGAGGACGCACTAGAGGCAGTTAAGGCGGCGCAGTTGGAGGGTATTGTTCCCGGTGGTGGTGTCGCACTCTTACGAGTTCTTAAGGACTTGGAGGTCAATGTAGACAACCAAGATCAAGCAATTGGGGCACAGTGTGTAGCCGATGCGATCAGAGAGCCGGTGAGACAAATGGCTCGTAATGCAGGCCATAGTCCAGACATCATCGAAAGTGTTGTGCAAGGACTAGAGGGTAACAATGGTTTTGATTTTGGGCAAGATAAAGAGTGTGACATGATTGAGGCTGGCATTATTGATCCCGTCAAGGTTACAAAGGTTGCCTTGCAGAACGCAGCGTCAGCAGCCGGAACGTTGATTATGACTGGCTATTCTATTCTGGAGACATAAATGGAAAGACTTAATATTACATACTCTGTGCAAAAGAACGAATTTATTCACGAGCTTAGTAAATTAATTTCAAGTGCAGAACTCATCCTTGACCGGAGCTATAGCGAAGCTTTAGATCGGGCATGTGACCTTTTACTTGAAGATAATAAAGAGGGCACAATTGGTGAGATTGCACGAGCAAGGGATATGCTTGCTGATGCTGACAACCGGCTGCACGATGTAATGAATATGATTATTCAACTTGTGCAACATGAACAGAAGTCAGTTCAGCAGCCGCCTGTTGCTGAGGAGCCTCCAACGGAGCAGCTTGATAAAGTGCAACAAAGAATGGAAGAAGTAAAGAGAAATATTAAAGACTTAGGTATTGAGATGCCTGAGGAAGACATGGCTAAGATTATGGGGAGGCTAAATGACCAAGCTAGTCGAGGTGTATAAAGTTCTTAATGAATTTCGTCTGAGGGAAATATATGTAAACCCAAAGCATGTTGTTGCGATGCGGCAAGACGATAGGATGTCTGGGCTGTTGTCAGAGGGCAAGCTACCAGACGGCATTAATGAAGCACAATCATTTACCAAATTGTACGTTGATCGCGGCAATACTGGTATCGACATTACTGTTATTGGTGAGTTGACGCACATCAAAGACAAGCTCGGCATTGACAATAGATCACTCCTTAGGGGGTGACAATGGTGGACGTAGAGCAGGACATTAACGTTGTACTGCACTTCCTAGTAGAAGAGTTAGGAGTTGATGTTATCTTCGACTCAGATGAAGCGAACGCATATTGGACAAGCGACAACGCTACGATTTCAATTAGCACGAATCAAAGTAAGAGACTACAACTCTATACTATTCTACATGAAGCGGGACATGCAATTATAAGAGCGAGTGAGAATTATGATGAGAGATTTCCTTATGGTGATAAGTTTGAAAATAAGTCTATTGCTAGAAGGGTTGATGTGGTAAGAGAAGAGGTTATGGCTTGGGACGAGGGAGAGAAGCTAGCTTTTATGCTGGGAATCAAACTAGATCCGAAGCTATGGCACAACTTTCTAAAGAAGAACTTGTTTGATTATGTGAGGTGGGCGTATGATCCAAAAGCTTTTTACAATGTCTGATGACAATTATCATTTGCTTATCGCCTGCATGTGCATGTTTGGTGGACAATTGTGCGTTTGGTTCGGAACTAATTCACAAATTGTTTGGAAGTGGTGGGCGGATAAGCCCATGCTATCTGCAATTCTGTGGGGAATCCCTGCGACACTTTTCTTTTGGCATGGTACAAAGTATGGTTACATGGCAATGAAAGAACTATGGGGTCCACGTTTTCTAGGGTTTGGCATGTCTTATCTTACTTTCCCGTTATTAACGTGGTGGCTCGCAAACGAATCAATGTTTACAACTAAGACTATGATCTGCGTGGCATTATCGTTTATGATCATGGGTATTCAGATATTTTGGAGGTAATGTGACTAAGAGAAAGTTGGACAGCGGTAATATTGTATCCGCAAAGGTTGTTTTGAAGCCTTGGGGCTGGGAGAAATTGTGGGCACACACCGATAAGTATGTTGGTAAGATTCTGCATATCAATCCGGGTCACAGACTTTCAAAGCAGTATCATAATGTAAAGGATGAAACTATTTTTGTTTTGTCGGGTGTTCTAAAGATTTTTACTACTGAATACGAAGTAGAGCATACAATGTCGGAGGGTATGTCATGCCGCATCCATCCGGGCCAAATTCACCGTTTTGAGGCCCCAGCCGGGGGCGAACCGGTTGTTTTGTTGGAGGCCAGCACCCCAGAGCTTGATGATGTGGTTCGGTTAGAAGATGATTATAATAGGGTCGAAGAATAAAGCTTCGCGCCATTTTTTTCCAAGGCACTCTCAAACGGGAGTGTCTTTCTTTTTATCGCAAACTAATTACTAGTGCGGAGAAATACACATGGACTTTCATACAATGGTTTCAGGCTTCAAGCGAAATGTACTTGAAGAAGAAAAGATATCCGAACTAACAACAGCCACTCGTAAGTTGGTTAGGCAATATATTTCGGACGGCACGCCAGACAGGCAAGGCCCAAGGTTTTCGTTTAACAATTTGTTTGAAGACGAAAAAACAATGCGGGTCATATTCCCCCTTGGTATTGAATTAGCTACACAAGCAACCGATATGTTTAAACGAATTGTTGATCGAGGTTGGCAACCAGCATTTACATTTAAAACTGTCGATCAAAAAATGACCGATCAAGGAGGAAGGGAGTATACCGTACCTACCGAACTGCCGGTTTTGATGATGAAAAAAGAAGAGAAAAAGGTAATCCCTAAAGGTCCGCGAGCAGGTGAAACGGTTACGGACGTAAAGAAAGTTTCATTGGGTAAATTGGTTGAAAAGTTCGGCACTAGTGAAGATAAGGCATGGTGGAAACAAAACCAAAACATGCTTCGCGAGATGGATAATGTTAGAAAGTTCTTTTTAAAGCCGTTTCTCAACAATTTTGAAGTAGATATCTCAAATAAGCCCCATGTTATTATTACACGTCACCCAATCGACGTGGCGCGTATGTCGGACTTTGGCGTTACACGGTCTTGCCATTCCGAAGGGTCTTCGCACTTTAACTGCGCTATCGATGAATCGCGTGGGCACGGCATGGTTGCATACCTTATGCGCGGTGCAGATGTTGCACAGTATAACTTAATTGATCGAATCAACGCAGAGGAAATATTTGGCGATAGTCATATCGATCTTGACGGACCAGAGCCAGTTGCTCGCGTTCGTATTTATAAACTATTCAATCCCGAAACCGGCGAAGACTTTGGCGTGGCAGAGGATCGGGTGTATGGTGCGCGAGTGCCAGACTTTCTACCAACCGTGCGCCAGTGGCTACGCCAGAATCAACGGGATATGTGGGCAAACGAAGAAGGAAACATCGACCCATCAGCAATTGGAAACGGAGATTTTATCCGTATTGGTGGCCAATACACAGATATCGAACAGGGTGGCCAAGGCGAAATAGGCGACCTTGTTGCTTTACTGTTTAAAGATACGCCGCTTGAAGAACAAGCAGAAGAAATTTTTGGTATGGTAGAGTATCAATACGAAGATTTCTATGATGATAAATTTGCCGAAGATCAGCAAGCACAAGCCGAAATGGACGTCAATAGATTGGTTACAAGAACACAAGAAGCCGTTAATGATAACATTTCTGTTTATGCTGATGTCGAAGATGGCTGGGATGAAACAGTGCCTTTTTACGTTCAAGGTGGCTTCACGATGCAGTTTGAGTTTACCTATGATGATGCGTGGGAAACTAAGTCAGGCCGAACGGTGGTGCCCGATTACCGGTCTTCTTGGCAGGCTCAACGTGAGTTCGCAGAAGAAATCGAAAGCGTATTGGATAAGGCAATTGATATTTATGGCTATGGCGAAAATGAAATTGAATCTAGCGAGGACGATAATAAATTTACTGTTGACTACAGACAGACATTTAATTTCCGAAGTGGAGGTGCCGATGCTGTTGAAGAGCTAGAAACTTTCTTGGATTATGTTGTATCCGAGTATAATGAATCCTATGATAGAGCTAGGGGCCTCTTGCGACAATACTTTATCGAAAACGATTACTTGCCAGAAGAGGCATTTGATCGAACAGTTCGTAAATTTACCGACGATGACTTTGAGGGCTATGCCAACCTTAACGTTTCTTATTCCGAAGACGACCCACAAGATGGAATTGATATTACGCAGGATATTCCAACACATAAGCTTATTCACGTTCCCGGTGGTGGACTCGGCTATTATGAAATTGCAGAGTTTAAAAATGATACGATCAACCAGTTCCTTATTGGGCCTGCTTATCGTAATATGCTTAGGCAGGGCACAGGCCGAGAAGAAATTACTGCGGATGTACGAAGAACATTTAAGAAGCTTGCAAACGAAGCGTTTAAATTTGCAAACGCTCAAGTTCCCTTGCCATTTGATAAAAAGTTTGAAAGAAAGCCAAAAGATATGCGTGAAATGATGCCAATGACGTTTACGCCAGAGTTGGGGGTGCTCCTAACTCCTAGTAGAGAGATTGCTGGTGCGCCCGGTGATACATTCAAGGTTGGCCTTAGGTTTACAATTAAAATCATGCTTGATATGGATGAAGAAGAAATTGCTCGCGTTGAAGCATTTATTAAATATGTTGATAGTCATCTTGATGTTCTTTATAAGGCAGCAGAAAAGGTTGCAAATAAGAAGTACGATCAAGTTATCGGGACGCTAAAAAGACAAGTAGCAGTCCAGTTTGAAGAAACCAAATTGCGCGAAGCAATTAAAAAAGCTATTTTAAAGAAGCTAGTAAACGAACAAACAGGTTTCGAAACCAGAATGTTCCAAGTTAACTTAAAGATTCAAGTTGATCCTAGTATGGGTGGTGGTATCGAGCAAAAACTAAACCGTATCCGTGCAATCGAGGGCGTTACGGTTGTTGGCCATGATGAGCCCCAAAGGGTAACCGGACGCGAGGTTATTGAAGCAAGAATCAAGTTCCATCCTAGCTCCGATGCGCTCCGTCCCGGCACTTATGTTTCACAAGTTCTTGTACCAGAAATTAATTCGTCTAAGCTTGTTCCCGGTGTCAAGGTTATTGATGTTGTAAAGGGATCACTTAAAAGATTGGACAAATGAAAATTTCAATAGAAAGCTGGAGGCGATTTCTTAAGGAGGGTGAAGATATGAGTCGAGTTTCAAAAGCCATCATGGTTGGGGACGTAGAGGGATTCAATGATTCAAAGATCCTTATTCTAAGACGCTCTAAAGAATTAATATCAAAAGAATCACCGTGGGAATGGGATCTTCCCGGTGGCCACGTTCAAGAGGGTGAATCCGATAAGCATGGTTTATCCCGAGAAGTGCAGGAGGAAACAGGTCTGGTCCTATCACATGTTCCTAACTGGTTTGCCCTCTCAGGTTATACTAGGTTCTATATGGTGTATGATTGGGCAGGTGAATTAAAATTGAGCCACGAACATGATGATTATGAATGGATTTATCCCGAAGAAGCAACTAATTATAATCTAGGGAAGATGTATACGCAAGCTATACAAGACGCCTTCAGGAAAGAATGATATGAAGATCACTAGAAAACAGTTAGAACAGATGATTTTAGAAGAACTTGAGGGCGTTATTGAAGAGCGTTGCCAAAAGGGCTATAAGACGCACCCAACCCGTAAAACAAAAAAGATGTTTGGCCGAACTTATCGTAATTGCATCAAAGCAGAGGGCTTGGATGAAGAGGAAGTGGACGAGCGCAAATTAAAGCCAGCAGAGAAAAGAAAATTGAAAAGGCTTGAAAAAGAAGTCCCAAAAGATGATTTCACTGACAGATATGGGAAAGAGGGCGAATCAATTTATTATGCCACTTTAACTAAGATGGCGAAAAAGGGTAAGAAGAAATGAAAATCACCAAGTCACAACTTAGACAATTAATTAGCGAAGAGCTTGATGGCGTAACCGAAAAGGTTGTCAAGCGGGATGGCAAGTTTTATGTCGATCCTAAAAAGAAAGGCGCTAAGACCATGGGTCCATACTCAAAAGAAAGAGCCGAGCGCATCAACCAAGCTAGAAACATCGGCTCTAACATGGGTGAAACCCTTAACGAGGACGGGCATGTAGATGTCGCCTCAGCACGTCGTAAATTAAAGACTGCCATGGAAGATGCAGCCCAAATTCTTCATGGCCTAGATCATATGTCTGATGAGGGCGACTTACCGTCTTGGTGGATGGGCAAACTTACCTTAGCATCCGATTACCTTAATAAAATCAGAGATTATATTTTAGTATCTGGAGACTGATTATGAAAATTACCAAGCAAACACTTTTAGAGATCATCAAGGAAGAACTTGATAGCCTTCTTGACGAAAAGAAGAAGAAAAAGAAGAAGGCGGCAAAGCGTGATGCTTGTTACTACAAGGTTAAGTCAAGATACGACGTATGGCCCTCTGCTTACGCCTCTGGAGCGCTTGTGAAGTGCAGGAAGGTCGGAGCCAAGAACTGGGGCAAGAGCACCACCAAGGAGGAGCTAGAGCTTTACGAGGGCAAAGAGAGCCTTGAGGCAAAGATTCGCAAGGTGTTGATTGACGAAGGCGGCGCCGCTGGCATGGACGCACTAGTAAAAGGCACTGGAGCCGAGCAGAAAGAAATTAAAGATGCAATCAAGGGCATGTCTGATGTTGGACTGCATAAGAATGGGGATTATATCTTACAAGATGGTGAGGAAATCGACGTAAAAAAAAAGATAAGTGAAAAAGAAGATCGTCGAGGTGCGACGCCTGCTTACTGCAAACGAACACCCTGTGACGAGATGGGCTTCACCCAAAAGGCAAGCTGCAAATCACAAGGTATCAAGGACTGTTACAGGGGCAAGAAAAAGAATGAGACAATACGCTCAAAGGCAAAGCGATATGACCCTAGAAACTATGTTGGCCGCGATGCTGGTCGGCGGTTTAGCGCAGGTTCAGGCGGCGAACTACCACCAACCGGACTCAGGGGAGAGGGGCAGAAATGAGTGACCCAAAGAAAGGAACTGGCAAGAAACCAAAGGGCTCTGGACGTAGATTATATACTGATGAGAACCCTAAGGACACTGTATCAGTTGAATTCTCAAGTGCTGCGGCGATCAGAAGAACGCTCTCTAAGCCATCTTTCAAATCCAAGTCGCACAAACGACAGTCACAAATAATTAATTTAATCCATCAGAGAGTAAGAGCAGCTTACCAAAATGCAAAAGACCCAGATGTAAAGGCTAGATTAAAAAGAGCTTTTGAATACGCAGAAGAAAGAAAAGAAGCATCCAAGAGGAAGACAAAAAGAATGCAGAAATCAAAAACAAATGAAGAAATGATCAAAGATATGATTATGCAAGAAATTATGTCTGTCCTTGAGGAGCAAAACGAAAGCTTGCGTGATTGGTTTGGTAAATCAAGGTCCAAAGGCAAGGGAGGAAAGCCCGGTTGGGTCCAAGCCGGTGGAAAGTATGACGGAAAGCCATGCGCCAGACAACCGGGTCAAAAAACAACTCCTAAGTGCGTTTCACGCTCGAAGTATGACAGCATGTCTAAAAAAGAAAGAGACAGCGCCGGTCGCCGTAAACGAAGAAAAGACCCCGGACAAACTAAAAAGACAGGCGCAGCCAAGCCAACTTATGTAAAAACAGACCCTCAAAAGCCCGGTAGAAAGAAAAAGAAAAAGAACGAATCAATTAATCTAGAGATGATGATTAGAGAGGAATTCCAAAGAGCAGTTTTCAAGCCCGGTTTATTGCACCACGTTGAGAACGGCATCCCTGTAACAGAAAATATCTATCGTCCCGGTTCGCCCTGCTTCTTTAATGTAATTAAGCAAGCACGCCACTACTACAAGAAGGGCTTGTATGAAGTCCTAAATGATGACGAGCGCGATTTGCTGGAAAACTCCGAGCTTGGGGAGTGGGCAATTGTTGAGGGCGAAAGGGTTCCTCTTGAGTTCCCGCTATTTATCGATGAGAGTCTAACCGAGGCAAAGTACAAGGGCAAAGAAGTTAAATTAAACAAGCCATCCAGAAACAGTGGATCAGGCAAGAAGTATAAAGTTTATGTTCGTAACCCTAAGACTGGTAACATAAAGATGGTTACATATGGCGACAAGAAAGGTGGACTTGAAGGCAATTGGAATGATCCTGATGCTCGAAAGTCATATGCCAAGCGCCATCGTTGTGCTGAAAAGACTGATAAGACAACGCCGGGATACTGGTCTTGTCGATCACATAAAGATTTTGGACCCGGTATCGGAAGGTTCTGGTAATGGACTTCCCCTTCTCTGAAAAGAAGGTTGGAGGCAAGCTATTCCTCAGAGAGTTCAAAGGAGATGTGAACTCTGAGGAATTAGTTTGGCATCAGGATCAGGAAGATAGAAGGGTGAAAGTTATTGAATCCAACGGCTGGAAGCTGCAAATGGATGATGAATTGCCGATTTTGTTGGAAGAGGGAACTATTTATAATATACCCGCCTATGAATTTCACAGAATTATTAAGGGCGAGGGCACATTAAAGGTTTTGGTGGAAAAGAAATGAAATTACTACTTGAAAATTGGAAACAATTCCTTAATGAAAGCACTGATGAATCTATAGAGTCTACTATGGATCAAGCATTTAATAAAATGTTAAATTCATTAAACAAAGTAGAACCGCAACAAGAAGAGGTTGATGAGGCAATTGGTCTTGGAACTTTAGCATTAGCAGGCACTGGTGCTGTTTTAGCTATTCCTCAAGTGTTGGAAATTATTGGCGAAACAATAAATTTTATAGTCCCCAAATTATCTCGCGCTTTGAAAGGTGTGGGTATGGGAGACTTCACAGCTTTTGGCAATAAGCTAGTTGATATATCACATAATTTACATGACAAGTATGTGAGGCCAATTAGTTTTATTATTAAAAAATTATTTCCAAATAAAGATGAACAATGGGTTAAAAAAATAACCAACAGAATCTTTCATCTTATTGTAGCAGCATTTTTAATTGCGGCTGGGGCTGGTGCATATAAGGCGTTTAAGGCGGCTCTTGCTGGGAAAGCAGCACTTGGAAAAATTACTTTGGGCACTGTTGAAGCTGGTATGACCGCTGTAAAAGGCGACGAGCTTAGAGAGTTTGTTTTTGGGGAGGGCGATCACTAATGAAATTACTACTTGAAAATTGGAAACAATTCCTAAATGAAGTCAAAGAAATGGTTTGCCCAAAGGCAACCCAAGACCTTGAGCTGAATACAAAGAACCGTAACTCAGCGATTAAAGCAGAGCACATCCAGTATGGCCCGTTAAACCTCGCTGATGAAGATTACTGGGACAGAGCCGCAGAACACTGGAACACTACTCCAGAGGTTGCGAAAAAATCAAGGTGTGCTAACTGCACTGCTTTTGATATTTCACCTAGAATGCTAAAGTGTATGCCCGGTCCAATTTCGGCACCGATAGAAGATGCTGAGGGTTATCTAGGTTATTGTTGGATGCACCATTTTAAGTGTCATTCTGCTAGAGCGTGTTATACTTGGGCTGCTGGTGGCCCTATCAGCGAAGATAAAGTATCTCACGAATGGCAAGAAAAGAATGACCCATCTTAAAGAACAGGGCGAAACTTACTTTGAGCACATGCGTCACGCCATGGCAATTAGTTTTCTATTGTTCACGGCTGGAACAAAGTGCTTGATTCACTCGATCATCCCTGACTTATTTACAACAGGGGTATCGTCTAAATTAGATGAAATTAATACACTGGTGAACAGATGAAACTCCTACTTGAAAACTGGCGAAAGTATCTAAATGAGAATATCTCTCAAACGCTACAAAGTTTGAGAGACGCGGATCAGGATTTGAGAAACAAGTGGGCCGCTACAATGAAAGAGAAAGGTGGCTTTTCCAAAGAGTTGGCTGCCGAGTTCGCCAAAGAGCACGGCACAACAACAGACGATCTTTTCAACGATGCCGCGAGACAAAAGAAATATGAATCTTTATTCAACTCATTATCCGACGAAGACTTTGATAAGTTTGAAGACAAGGACTTTCAGAATCTTTGGCTGCTTGCTCAGCACGCCGATCACAATAGAGAACTTCAAAGGAAAGTAAGAGATATTCTGAAGAAGTATAATAGACAAGAAGAATATGAATACATTGCCGATAGAATCACTTGTGGTGAGAACGGCACCCAAAAGTTTGGAACCCAAGACATTTGCGAGAAGGAAGAAGGAGAATGAAACTCCTACTTGAAAACTGGCGTAGGTATTTAAAAGAAGTAGAGATACAGGATTCTATGATGCTGTCTATCTTTGACTTTGACGAGACAATTGCATTTACAACTTCTTTTGCTGATGCCTTCGATAAAGAAACAGGAGAGTTTGTTAAAAGAATTTATTCTCAAGAAGAGCAGGACGAAGCGAAAGAATCAGGTCTTTATAATTTAGACTTTACTTCATACGATGAAGTACAGGCACCCATGGAGATTAAGCCCATAGTAAAGATGCTAAGAGATAGGATAGCTGACCCAAGAGTGCAGGTTATGATTCTAACAGCGCGAGATCCTAACTCTGAGGACGACATTCAGCGATATCTCCAAAGCCTTGAGCCTCCAATTGATACAACCGAGTTATTAATTAAAGGATTGGCAGGCGAAAATAAAGGCTCGTTTACTCTTCAAGTGCTGGATAGGTACCGCAATTTCGAGTCTGTGGAGTTCCTCGATGACTCAGATAAGAATCTAAGGCACATGATTGCGGCTAGCAAAGAGCGCCCAGATGTCAAATTTGATATATACAAAGCCCACGAAGGTGCGTTGACTCTCGTAAACTAACTGCTTTTCGCATAATAGCCCCTAGTTACTACAGGGGGGTAGATATGATGAGAGTATTAATTTGGGGGATACTATCTCTTCTCTTCGTTGCATGTCACGCAACACCGGTAGGTGTGTGTGATATAGATGCAAATGCAAGAGAGGGGATTTTACTTAAGACTTCTACACAGATAGAGGGTAATACAAGAGATGCCGTTGTAAAGGTTTTCTCTATGCAGCAGGACGATTTATCTTTCGGCACTGGCACACTATACAGATACAAAGGTGAGGTTATCGTTATAACCTCCGCACACGTTCTTGGGTCACCAAGTAACGTTACCGTTGTATCCACTAGTCTTTTTGATACTGTGGCCAAAGTTGTATATTTTGACAGGGACAAAGATATAGCAGTATTAAGCGTGCCAGATCACAAGCAACTAAAACCAATGAGGCTTGCGCCCATTCGAGACAAAAACGTAAAAGTGGGCTTGGACGTGGTTTACACAGGTTTTCCTAATATGACAGGCCCATTGACCATGCGCGGCTATATCGCCGGTTCAGAGGGAGGCTTGCTAGTTCTGCACTCATACGCATGGAATGGCGCATCAGGCTCATCTATTTTTACAAGAAGTGGTAATTTAGTTGGGATCTTAATGGCTATTGAGGTGGGTCAAGGTTTTTACGGATACCCCACATCCATCGAAGATGTAGTATATATCGTGCCTATCTGGTTACTTGACTTTGATCAATTAGATCGAAATTTGAAAATTTGATTGACAAACGATTTATGATACGATATACTATTTAGTATATGGGAGAACGACCCGTGAAAAACAAAACTAAAGACGAGTTAATTACCATAGTCCAGCATCTTATCAAAGAAAATGATATTCTTAAAGATGAGAATGAAACTCTTTGGGAGATGCTGGAAGAGATAAAAGAAGCAGACAAAGCAGCTAAATTGCAATTGGATAAGTTGGACGAGCAAGCTATGATCGAGTTATTGCTCGCACAAGAGCCAGTTGGCGAAGCATAGGATAAAAAATGAGTAAGATATACATGTTTGATATCGACGGCACACTAACACCTGCACGTCAAGCTATGACCGAGGATATGGAGGAGGTTTTTACAGATTTCTGCAAAAACAACCGTGTATACTTGGTTACCGGTAGCGATATGGACAAAGTAAAGCAACAAGTTCCAGAACAAATCCTTAAACTCGTAGAGGGCGTTTTTAGCTGCTCTGGGAACGTTTACGAGCACAAGGGTGTGCCGGTATACACAAACGACTTCGAGGCCCCAGCGAAGCTGCTAGACACCTTAGAACAATGGGTTCGATACTCTTCTTGTCCCGCTAAGACTGGTGGGCACATTGAGCAACGTCCCGGCATGCTTAATTTTAGTGCTGTGGGTCGCAATTGTACGCAAGAACAAAGAGAAGAGTATGAATTGTGGGATGCCGAGACAGGTGAAAGAAGAATTCTAAGGGAGAAAATCTTGCACATGTGGCCCTACTTGGATTGTTCAATCGGTGGGCAGATCAGTATTGATATCTACCCCAAAGGGATGAACAAGGCGCAAGCCTACAATCGTGTACGTTCAGCGAATCCAAAGCATGTAATTGTTTTCTTTGGGGATAGGCTTACTCCCGGTGGAAACGATTACCCTTTCTTTGAAGCCCTGAGTCAAAATCAAAGTAAAAGCCGCCCCGTGGATATGGCCGTTCCGGTCAAAAGCTACCTTGACACTAAAAGATTTCTATTTAGTTGCATGGGCGGAACGGAGGATTAATTCATGGAAGACGACTTAGAACAGGTAGAACAAGAAAAGATTGTGACGGATGCGGAGGAATTAAAGCCAAAGCCGCCCACTAAATTTGCCCCACGAGGTATTGAGACTTTTACAGTGTGTCGGCAAAACGACGAAACAGGGGTTTCAGGCACAGGAGTTGTTATTGAGGGAGTTCAATACGCGACGGGTCAGGTGGTTCTCCACTGGTTAACACCAGTTCCAAGGGGCTCTATCGCGATCTTCGAAAGTCTCAGCGACTTCAAGAAAGTGCATGTAAGTCCACATCCAGATAATAAAACAATTATTACTTGGTCTGATGGAAGACAAGAAGAATTTTAGACTATTTACTGTGTATATGGGAGATTTTACAATGAAAATCACTAAATCACAACTAAAGCAGATTATCCAAGAAGAACTTGGAAAGATTGCAGAAGTGGATATGGAAGATGATACCGGTATTGATTATGAAGGCAATGGTGTAAGGGCAATTATTTCAGATTATGGAAAAACTGATGATAAGAAGTATTCGGTAACCATTGAGATTGTAGATCCTAACAATTACATCGATGAAGAGACTTTTGGCGAAGACCTTGAAGAGTTACTTCTTCCATATTTGATTGACAATTTTGCCAGTGCTCACATTAAAGTTTGATAAAGGATTATTACTATGAAAATCACCAAGACTCAGTTGAAACAATTAATCAAAGAAGAATTTGAAGACCTATTGCCTCACCAGCGCCCCGAGGAGGGTTCTGTAGAATATCATATTATGGATGCCATTAACATGCTCAAAGGCGAAGATGACGAGTCTGGCACCCTTTTTCTTGTTATTAGGCGTTTGGAAGAGGCACTTGATACCTTAGAAAATGATCCTGATTACAACAGAATTGACGACGACTAGAGGTAAACAATTATGAAACTCACCAAAGAACAGCTTAAGCAAATAATTAAAGAAGAGCTTTCTATGGCTCTAAACGAGGCTTATCGCGATGACGTGGGTTTTAACCCCTTCGCTGGGCCTGACATCTCAGAGAAAGAAAGAGTCTTATCTAACCTTAAAGGCACCCGTCGTGTCGCACTCAATGTTGGGGATCCAGAAGGAGCTAAAAAGGCGCACAATGCAGCCCTTGTTGCAGCTATGGAAGGTGATTACGAACCAATGAGGCAACTTAACGGTTATGTTCCTCTCATTAAGGCGCTCAAGAGTGGCGAAATAAAGCCAGAAGACCTTAAAGAAATCCCAATGCTTACTGACGAAGAGGTTGAGGACGCAAAAAGGGGCATGGAGCGAAGAGAAAAGGAGCGGCGAATGAAGGCCGCAGCAAGAAAAGCAAGACTTAGATCAACATGAGAATTACAAATTATGTCTTTTGAACGAAAGTGGAAAAACTATCAAAGAATTACGGAAGCGGTGGAACAAACCCCGTTTAAGTCTGCTGCACAAAAGCGTTACAAAGCACAGCGCCGCCGAAATGATATTTATACAACCTCAGGCGGCATCAAAAACAAGGCGAGTGGTCCACCGTATACTGGTAAAATTAAAAGGTTTGGCACGTCAAAGCTTAGGTTTGAGGGCTTGCAAGAAAAGGTAAGCCAGAAAGCATTGAAATCTTTTGAGGTGAATGATGAGCTTGAACCAACAATCTGGGAAGACAACAAAATTAAACCAGAGGTTAGGGAAGCCCTTCTAAAAATTGTAAAAGACTTTCTTATCGATCTTCCGTTTGATTTAGACGTCGAAGACATAACTTTAACCGGCTCTTTGGCAAACTACAATTGGTCAAAGTATTCTGATGTTGACTTGCACATCTTACTCGACTTCACAAAGGTGGACGAGAATGAAGAGCTTGTAGCTCAGTTTTTTAAGAACCTCCAAACCAATTGGAACAACACTCATGATATTTACATGAGCGATTATGAAGTAGAAATTTACTTCCAAGATACAAACGAACCGCACCTTTCAACTGGTGTTTACTCAGTCAAAGACGATAAGTGGCTTACGGAGCCCAAACCAGAAGCAGCCAGTATCGACTATGCAAACATCGAGAAGAAAGCCCAAGATATTTCAGATAGAATCGATGATATCCAGAGAATGATGGACGAGGGCGAAGAAGATAAAGTATTAGACGCAATTGACCGATTAAAGGCAAAGATACGGAACATGCGTAAAACAGGGCTTGAGGGCGCAGGTCAATTTTCTGTTGAAAACCTAGCTTTCAAGGTGCTTCGCAGAAGTGAGGAGCTACAAAGATTGTCGGATCTCAAGGTTAAAGCCTATGATTCGATGATGACCGTTAAAGATTGAGGGAAATATGTCAAAGAAATGTAAACACGACTTGACGATGAGGGTCCATGTGGTTACATTTATGACTGAACGCGGGAGGATTGTCCAACCGTGAGCAAATCAGACAAAAAAGGGATATTTCCAATGCATACCTACGTTATCGGCAAAGAAGAACTTGAAGCGGCAACAGAAATTATTGAAATTGCTGACGAATTGATGCAGAGTCAAAACGTGGAACTTAAGTTTGAACACCTACTTTTGTGGTGGATGACCATGGACCCTATCGAGGCTTGACATTTCCTTGACAATTTAGTTGTTGACTTTGGGTTCAACATCGCGTATAATGTATAGACAGTTGGAGGTTAGGTGTCTTTCATTAAGTTAAGTGACGGTAGAGAAACTAAGATGCACATGCTGGCTGAGTCGGCATGTAATGATTGCGGCGACTACGCGGAAGTGGAGATTGAAAAGTGCTTTTCTGATGGGGACACATATTCCACATCTGTGCTTTTGTTCAAAAGCGAGGAAGACGCTGGACAATACGCACGCGACTTCTGGGAAAACCATATCAATGAGGACCGTAGTGAGGCCGTTGAGCTAATTGGGGCTGAAACCTTGGTTTCTTGGGCGCTCGGTGAATTGGCTGGACCGGGTAGCGCAAAGGTCGCTAGCCTACAAGAGTGGTTGGACCTATATCTTGACGCACCCGAGGAACATTTTGAGGCTGGCTGGACAGTCGATGCCATTGGAAAAAACATTGTTAATATTATTGGTTTTACGCCTACTGTTGCTTACACTATGGGATGATCATGGAAGAACGTACAAATGAAGAAATTGAGTGGTATTTCAGCAAATTTACTGGCCTTATTCAAAATATGCTAGATAGCAAGGATGCTTTGGCTGTCCACAAGCGTGAGAAACGAGTCCGCGTCCAAAAAGGACGTGTATACTGGAAAATCTTTGTGGACGATTTTCATGGATGGTCAGGAAATAGCTCGCGTATTTTCGGCTTTGTTCGCCGCAAAGACGGTGCCATCTTCCGGCCCGCTTCTCTCAAGGCACCAGAGACTCGCACCAAAAGCGCCATTCGAGGCTATATTTACGATGATCATCCTGAGAACTACTTTACTGAATATGGGATTGTGTACGCAGAGGGGGCATAATGAAGGTTGCAGAATGTAAATTGTGTGGAGAGGAATACTCAATCAAAAGGTTTGAACTGGGCTATCACTTGTGCCTAGAGTGTGGGGACTCTAGGGCAGGTCGCATCGCGAGTCATCGAGCACGTTGCTCTGCCCCGGCATTCAATAAGGGAGCTTATGCTCCGATGATGACTCGGGAAGACGCTTTGTGGGCAGGCAGATAGCCCTACCGGGCTCTTAGCTCAGTTGGTCAGGTGATGCTCTTCTCTGTGACAGTTTGAGCATAGTAGGATACACTTATCTATTTCTTTTTTTATTGCATCAAAAGTACGAGTTTTCATAGTATCCCAACTTGGATCTTTTAGAGCCGGGTCGGTATGATGAAACTCAAGTGCTGCTAAACAACGGTCATATCCACATTTTTCGCAGCACCCACCTTTATACATGATTGCTTTTCTTTTAGTCTCTCTTTGACGCAGGCGAGCGGATTCCTTACTACAAACCTTACACCAACCAGACAGTTGATTATTTCTGGTTTTGCGAAGATAAAAATCGCCATGTGGCTTCCAAATATCGCAGGAAGGGCAATATTTTTCAGTGTCGTTCATTGTTGATGGACCAGAGTTAGAGTAACCATCTTTAAAAGATAGGTTTTTAGTTTTTAAGTTGTATTTCTTGAGCCAGTGTCTTATAGTTGCTGGCGCACATTCAAAGTGTAAAGCCAGTTTGCGAATGGACATTCCTTGTTCGACTAAACTTTGTAATTTTTGTTCGTTCATTATTCATCTCCCAATGGTTATAAGTAAATAGTTTAACCATTGAGTAAATGGCAAGAATTTTCTAAAACAGGATGGTTAAATGACTTCATCAATGCTATTGTGGTCCATTATCTCAAGTCTTAGCACGACTTTGAAGCAAATGGAAGAATTAATTAATTTATCAGAGCTAGACTCTATCACACGCGAAAGTCTAGGAAGAGAGATTGTTTCTGTCAAGAACTCTTGTCGTCGATTGAAGAATATTGAAAGTTGGACAAATTATCAATAAGAGATTATAAAGGAAAAAACAAATGTCTTTGCAAATGCTCGCAGGAGTTGGGTTAGCTGTTGGCTGGTTTTTCGTTAGTTTGGTCGTTGCTATGCTGATAATGTACACACTCTGGGAGTAAACAAGTTAAAGTGCAGGGTGAACGGGTTCACTTGGAACGCCAGCGCGACGTGGCCATGTCTCAAGTCCCTAGAGGGTTAGATTCCCGTCCTCGACCTTCACGGGAGAACAGGCGGTAACCCTGCACTTTTTACTCTTGACATTTGCTTGACAATTTAATGATTGACATCGCGTCACACATCGCGTATAATGTGTATACAAATCGGGCGTCGTCCCACAAACAGTAGAGGTAAGAAATGCGAATTGGCAATTTTGTTTATAAGAAGGGTTCCCGCAGCAATATCGGATTCATCTCCGAGCGACCAGCGGTTTCCTATTGCTGGAACGTCCGTTGGGTCAAGGGCAATAACCGAGGTAGTAGCTCAATTGTTCGTGAAGACGACCTTGTGCTCATCAAGCGGGAGACAAAGTGATTCTTGAAAATCTAGATGGAACCTTTACATTTGCACCACTAGTTACTTTAGGGGGCAAAACCAGTGCAGCCTTGGATAATCGAAAGAATCAACGAGCAAAGACGACAGCGGGAGTCCAAAGACCGGGTTCAACCCCGTCTTCCGTTGTCGGACCCCCACCAACACCCACGAGAGGTGCATGATATACCGCAGACAGGCTCAGTTATCGTAAATTATGAACTATAGTTTGATAAGGTAGTCCCAAGCCCTATTTTATAGAGGTATAAACACAGCGTTCAAAGCCAGAAACGAACGTGGACGTGTTGCCATAGCTTTTCTCAGGCAACGCGCAGCCTTAGGGCAGTCGAAGGCTGGCTGGGGTGGTGGTCCCGCGCCAAGGACAGGCGGAATCCGTAGCTTGGGGCTGCCTTATCATTCTTGACATTTGCTTGACAATTTAGTTCTTGATTTTTGGTTTGAGATTTTGTATAATATGTGTGTAAGGTCGAGGAGGACATACATGGCGAAGAACTTGGATAGCGTTATGACTTGGGAACAGGCTTGTGAGGAATTTGAGACTGTGCATTTGCCAGTTATCAAGGATGTTTACGAGCAAGATGGCAAGCCAGACTGGCCCGCTCGCTCCGAGTCTTGGAACAATTGGACTGATTTCCTTTGTAAGAGCGAGAGAATCAGCGATTGGCAATATGAGAACTGGTCACATCCCGCATGCTGCGGTTAGGAGACAGATAAATGGGCAATAGAAAGCGGAATGTTGCGACAGCGGAAGTATTTTGCAAGGTATGGCAAGCCTCCAAAAATTTGGATGAAGTAGCTGAAAAGCTAGGCACAGCCAAGGTAAACGTCTACCAGCGCGCCAAGCGTTATCGGGATCGCGGAGTCAATCTTAAGATTTTATTTTCGGCGTCAAGTGGCGATGGTGCTGGCCGACGAAAGATTGATGTTGATTTTCTAAACGAGCTTATCGAGGAGTTAAAGTAGAGTATGAAAGACAATTATGATGAATCCGAAGGTTTCCGAGACATGGTGTTCGCTTTCGCCATGGCTCCACTTTTGTACGCACTGCTAGTGCTAGCCCTCAGTTTGTGAGGATAGAGGTAGACAATGGACACATTTGACCCAATTACTCATTATCCCAATATTGATTTCCCCGTAAAGGTTCATTTAAACCCGACAGTTGCGACCTTCCCCAGTGGTAAGACGTATGCTATCGCGGGCAGTACATGGATTCAAGTACCGTCTGGCACAACCCGCGAAGACCTTCCTAAATGGATGGTTTGGGAACCGCCAGCGTCCTCCTTGACCGCCGAAGTGAAAGGTTCAAAGGGCAATTCCTACACTGTTAGGCGAAACCCAAGGAACAATGCAGTGTCTTGCTCGTGCCCCGGATTTAAGTTCCGTGGAAAGTGCAAGCACCTAAAAGCTGCGATTGCAAAGGGAATAATTTAGCTCAATGCGTTGGGCCTGATAATAACTTAAAGGATTGACGTTCAAAGCCAGACATGAACGCACAGCCATCATAATTGGATGGCACTTAGCCGAAAGGTAGTTGAAAGCTGGCTAGCGAGGGAGACGCGGTAAAGACAGCGACCTATCAGGCCCAATGCTGGAACCAATTTAGATAACTTATAACTTTAATATGGGGCTGTGGCGGAACGGTCTACGCGGCGGGCTTAAAACCCGCTGGAGAGAAATCTCCTTGTGGGTTCGAGTCCCACCAGCCCTACCAC